ATTTGCTCAAGCCAACCCATCCTTAGGAATTACAATTCACCCAGATAACATTAAAGCTGCAATCAATGATCCACCGGATATTGTTAGGACTGAGTTGCTTACGCAATGGGTCGATACAATAAACAGCGCAATTGATCCGCAAAAGTGGGCAATGTGTCAGATAGATGCAATACCGCTAGATCCTGAACAAACTACTTGGCTTGGACTTGATTTGTCGCCTGATAGAAAGTTTGGCGCATTAGTTGCCGCTCAAAAATTATCGGGTGAAAGATTTTATGTGCAATTGCTTCATACTTGGTCAAACGATTACAGCTTAAACGATTTGGCAGTTGCAAACGATATTGCGCCTTATGTGAGGAAATACAACACGCAAACTGTGGCTTACAGCAAAAGGACAAGTCAGGCGGTTGCATCAAGGCTAGTTCCTGCCGGCATTCAAGTAACTGACATGGATGGTGCTATTTATGCAGAAAGTTGTGATCGGTGGCTTGGAGCAATAAACAGTCATCGTTTGCAGCATTCTGGACAAGAGGAATTGACACAGCAAACCTTGTCAGCTGCAAAATTGCCTTATGGTGATGGAAGTTGGATTATTGGAAGGCGAGCAAGTCGAGTGGCAGTTTGTGCCAGCGTTGCAACCGCTTTAGTAACTTATTTTGCGACACAACCTGAAACTGAAATAGACATACAAATCGGATAATTAGGTTATATGGTATATTATGTGCTAATGGGATTATTAGATCGTTTTATCACAAATAAGACAATTACACCAACGGCAGATGTAACTGCATCTTACGCGCCATACAACATTCAAGCAGCTCTTGGTGGCATGTTTTACGGAACACAAACCGCAACACGCGAACAAGCAATGTCAGTTCCAGCATGTGCAAGAGCAAGAAACATAATTTGTTCAACAATTGGATCATTGCCAATTGAAACTTATAATCATTTTACAAAAGAACATTTGCGACCAACAAGATCTTTAATGCAACCAGATACAAGAATTGCAGGATCTGCAACTTATGCTTGGATTGCAGAGGATTTATTATTTCATGGTTTTGCTTATGGTCAAGTGTTAGATAGTTATTCCGAAAGTGATGGCGCAAGAGTTCGCGCATGGACAAGAGTATCGCCAGAACGCGTTACTTACCAGTTAAATGCAAATCAAACTGAAATTTTATTTTATAGAGTTGATGGTGCAGAAGTTCCGTTATACGGCATTGGAAGTTTAATTGTATTTAACGGATTAGATGAAGGTGTGTTAAATCGTGCTGGTCGAACAATTAAAGCGGCACAAGCATTAGAAGCAGCAGCTGAACTTTATGCAAAAGAGCCAGTTCCTACAATGGTGCTTAAGTCAAATGGCACAAATCTTACTCCAGAGAGAATTACAAGATTGCTTGAAAGTTGGAAAGCAAGTCGAGCAACAAGATCAACTGCATTTCTAAATGCAGATGTTGAATTACAAGCATTGGGTTTTGATCCGGCTAAATTACAATTAAATGAAGCAAGACAATATCTTGCAACTGAGATTGCTCGCGCAGTTGGTATTCCGGCATCATTTGTATCTGCTGAATTAACCAGTCAAACTTATAGCACGACTGTTATGGAAAGAAAAGCCCTTATTGATTTTAGTTTGAGAAATATCCTTACGCCAATAGAACAAAGATTGTCAATGGCTGATTTTGTGCCTAATGGTGTTGAGGTCAGATTTGATATTGACGATTTCTTGCGTGGATCTGCATTAGAGCGTGCGCAAGTTTATGAAATCCTAAACCGCATTGGCGCAATGAGCGTTGAGCAAATACAAGAGGAGGAGGATTTGATCCGATGAGTAAAACATTAAAGATCAATTTCCCAATAACACTAACCGCAGCTGATAATCGCAAGCGCACAATATCAGGCACAATTGTGTCATGGGATGAAAAAGGCATAACAAGTGCTGGCGCAACAGTATTTGAAAAAGACAGCATTGATTTTAGCAAACCAATTAAATTGCTATTAGAGCATGATCGCACACGACCAATCGGCAAAATGATTGATATTACAGCTGATGACAAAGGCATTGAAGCAACATTCAAAATAGCTGGAACAATTGCTGGTGATGATAGTTTATTAGAAGCAGCCGAAGGATTACGCGATGGATTTAGCGTTGGCGTTGTTGTAGATGATTGGGATGCAAGCAAAGGCGTTATGCGTGTTAAAGCATCAAAATTAGTTGAAGTTAGTTTAGTTGCTGATCCAGCAATTGACAGCGCAAGAGTTGCAGATGTTGCAGCTAGTGAAACACCAGAGAATTCCGAAGCAACCGCTGAGGAGCAAACAAAAACACAGGAGGACATTGTGTCAGATACACAAACAGCTCCTATCGCGACCGAAGCGGTAGAAGCTACAAAATCTGAGCCTGTGGCAATACAAGCAACTCAACCAGTTGCTTACACAAAGCCACGCTCACCAATCAATTCACAAGCTCGTTTCTTAGAGCATTCAATTAAAGCATCAATGGGCAGCCATGAAAGTGCATCTTATGTTGCATTAGCAAAAGATGAGGCAAAAAGAGTTTTAACTGCTGCTGATGATAGCTTCTCAACAAATAGTGCATTCAAACCAATTCAATATGTTTCAACAGTTATTGATACACAAATTGGCGCACGCGGTGCAATTGATGCAATCGGAACAAAGAGATTGCCAAATTCCGGAATGCAGGTTTCTGTTCCAAAAATTACCACAAATTCTAGTGTCGCAAGCACCGGAGAAGGATCAGCACCATCTGAAACAGGAATTGTTTCAAGTTATGTTGATTTGACTGTAACCAAGTATGCAGGATTACAACGCTACAGCGTTGAGATTGCAGATAGAGCAGATCCATCTTTTTATGATGCGATGCTTGAAAACCTTCGTAGATCTTACGCACAAGCTACTGAGGCAGCCGTAATTGCAGCACTTACATCAGGTGGCACACAATCAACAGCAACATCAGCTGATCTTGATGGAATTGTTGCATTCGTAAAGACTGAAACACCTGCTGCATACCTTGCAACTGGTGAGTTAGCAACACGCTACATTGCTGGAACATCACAATGGGGCTTACTAATTGGCGCACAAGACAGTTCAAAGCGACCAGTATTTTCTGCAAGCCAACCATTTAATGCTGCTGGTTCAGTTTCAACACAGAGCCTACGCGGAAATGTTATGGGCTTGGATCTTTATGTTTCAAATAAGGCTGTATCTACAACAATTGATGAGAGCGCATTTATTGTCGTTCCATCATCTGTTGCAATTTACGAAAGCCCAACACTACAACTAGCAACTAATGTTGTTACAAGTGGTGAAATTGAAATCATGCTTTACGGATACCTAGCAACTGGTGTTTTGGTTGCCGGTGGAGTTAGACGCTACAACCTAACCTAATAATGGTCATGCCTGTGGTTGCTCCCGATCACAGGCAGTTGCTCTAGGGAGACTTAAAGGAGATGACATGCCAACCATAATTACCGCTGCACAGTTGCGAAGTGTGCTTGGTGTGTCATCTGCCTTGTATGACGACACTTATCTAAATCAAATAATAAATACAGCTGAAACAGTTGTCTTGCCAATGCTTGCACAATATAAGAGTTTTGTGCAAAAAACTTCATTGACAGATAATGTTGCAACATTTACAACATTAGGAACACATGAATTTACCGAAGGACAATCAGTCGTTATTGCCGGATGCCTTAGCCCATACAACGGAACTCGCACAGTATTGGCTGGCGATCTTACAGATACTACCTTTACAGCAGCGATCACAAATGCAAATGTATTGGAAGCTAATGTCATCCCATCCGGAACTGCTACCTTATCAAATGCAACGACTTATGTTGGAAACGCAGCAGTTGAAAGCGCAATCTACACAGTATCAGTAGAAGTATTTCAAGCAAGACTTGCTGGCGGAGGACAAATCGAAGGAGTAGATTTTACTGCAACTCCTTTTAGAATGGGCAGATCATTGTTTAACAAATGCGTTGGATTGCTTGGCTCATACATTGATACCGAAAGCATGGCTCAATAAATGCCTAATGAAACAATCCTTCAACAGATCCGCACGCCTTTAGCAACAGCCTTATCTAGCGTTGCAGGAAATGTTTATGCATTCGTGCCTGAAACAGTTATTCCACCAGCTGTGGTCGTTGTGCCAGATAGCCCATACTTGGAATTTGAAACAATTAGCAAATCAAACATTCGCGCTAAAGTTAATTTTACAATCTC